TGTCTGCTGAGTCAGCCTCGCTGACTCGCTCTGCCTTCGGATCGAAGGCAGATGGCCTCGGCTGCCTGGCAAAGCCAGGCCCAGCAGGCCGCTGACCCGGGGTTTTTAAACCCGGGTCGCGGCTGAGCGGCTGATAAGCCGCGATCCATCTCGCTGAATCCCCTGGATGGGATTCAGCGGCTAAGCCCCCGCCATGCTACGCGGCCCGTGGCCGCGTTCCCTGCTGCGAGTCGCCCTGGAGGCGACTCGCGCTAAGCCCGCAGTGCACGCGTTGGCTCGGATCGTATCCGAGCTGTCAAGCTTTTGGCTAGGGGTCTACACGCATAGATCTATAAGACATAGGCTATGTCTAGCTGTACTATGAGCTGCATGGAGAGACTGCCCAGCGGATGGGTCCAGATGAACGTCAAGATGCCCAGGGGCCTTCAGCAGGCCCTGCGCATCTTGGCTGCCAGCCATGAGCGGAACATGTCGGCTGAGATCCGGTTCCTGATCGAGAAGCAGGCCCAGAAGGAGCTGAAGCCAGATGCTGGCTAGGCAGGCGGGCGAGTGCCCTCGTTGCATGGGGGTCATCGAGCCAGGGATGCAGATCGTGAAGCCTTACAGGGAGCGCTGGATCCACCTTTCCTGCCAGCGTGAGACCGAGCGGGCCTATTTGCGTGGCTGGGGTCCAGGAACCTGGAAGAAGAGCCGCTAGTCCCCCTGTAGTCCCTTCCTGGGTACCCTGCCCCTACAGGGCAGGGACCAGGAGGGGACCATGGAGCAGGCAGATCTCGGCCGCGAGGCGGACTGATGGCCAAGATCTACATCGGTGGCGGCGGCGACAGGGAGTCGGCCGAGAACGCCAAGAAGATCATCATCGCGGCACTGACCAACGGCTACTCGGTCGAGCAGGCGTGCAAGAGCGCCGGGCGCTCCCGCAGCAGCTATGACATCTACCGGCGCAAGGACCCGTCCTTCCGGGCCATGGCGGACGCTGCTCGCTCCAAGAGCGAGCACCTGGTCGAGGCCAACCGCACCGAGATCCCGGACTTCCCCGACTTCTGCGAGAAGTACCTCGACACCAAGCTCTTCAGGCACCACTTGCAGTGGTACGACCTGCTGCAAGGCAGGTCGCCCCGCGAGCTGTCGCCCAGCCAGCAGTACGTGCCCGGCGACCCGCAGATGCTCATGGTGAACACTCCTCCTGAGCATGCCAAGTCGACGACCCTCACGGTGAACTACGTGGTCTGGCGCATCTGCCAGGACCCGAACATCCGCATCCTGGTCGTCTCCAAGACCCAGGACATGGCCAAGAAGTTCCTGGTCTCGATCAAGGACCGTCTCGCCGAGAGCGAGACGTACTACGAGCTCCAGCGCGACTTCGCCCCCCACGGCGGCTTCGCCGACGGGGCCACCGCCTGGTCGGCGGACAAGATCTACGTCAACGGCCGCGACAGCGGTGAGAAGGACCCGACGGTGCAGGCCGTCGGCATCAAGGGGCACATCTACGGCTCCCGCTGTGATCTGGTGCTGATGGACGACTGTGTCGACCACACCAACCACCAGGAGTACGAGAAGCAGATCTCCTGGATCCAGACGCAGGTCTCAAGCCGCGTCGCCGACGCGGGCGGCGTCATGCTGCTGATCGGCACGCGCATGGAGACCGTCGATCTCTACTCCGAGATCCTGAAGCCCCACTACTACCCCGACGGCTCGCCCTGGACCTACCTCACCCAGCCAGCGGTCGAGGAGTACGGGGACGACCCCACCAAGTGGATCACGCTGTGGCCCACCACGAACCGTCCTCCGGTGACCATGGCAGCCCGCAGGCTGGTGACCCAGAACCCGGACGGCAGCTGGCCCATGTGGGATGGGCCAGCCCTTGCCCGCAAGCGCAGCAAGATGTCGCCGCGCAACTGGGCTCTCGTCTATCAGCAGGAGCAGGTCGCGGACGATGCGACCTTCCCGACGAAGGATGTGAAGGGCTGTGTCGAATCCAGGCGATATGCAGGCCGTATGGCTGCTGGTGCTCCCGGCCACCGCAAGTACGGTATGGACGGGCTGTATGTGGTCGCGGGCCTTGATCCGGCGACGACGGGCTGTACGGCGGCTGTTGTCATCGGGCTCGACCGCTCCTCGGGTCGTCGCTACGTACTCGACGTCTACAACCGCGCGGGCACACTCCCGCATGAACTACGTGCGCTGATCAAGGGCTGGACCGAGCGCTACGGCATCCAGGAGTGGCGGATCGAGAAGAACGCCTTCCAGGGGTCGATCATCCAGGACCAGGAGCTCCGCACCTTCTGCAACGGCCGTGGCTGCTTGATCAGCGGGCACTTCACGGCAGGCAACAAGTGGGATCCTGACTTCGGCGTCTCTTCGATGGCTCTGCTCTTCGACGGCTGGGAGCAGGGCCGGAACCTCATCCAGCTTCCGTCTACCTACCAGTCCGAGGGCACCAAGGCCCTTGTCGAGCAGCTGTGCACGTGGTTCCCGCAGACCAAGGGCAAGACCGACACGGTCATGGCCCTGTGGTTCGCCGAGATCAGGTGCAAGGAGCTCATGCAGGGCGAGAGCGATGCCTACCACCTTGGGGGTGAGTTCACGTCCCTGCGAGACTCTGAAGATCAACTCGTGATCGATGTGGACTTCGCGATGACCCAGGGGGGCTTCGGTGCATGGGACGGGCAGTGGTGACGGGATGAAGAGATCGCTGTGGCATGAACACCCCGGCGTGCGGGCCGGTAAGGAGCTGGGACTGGGAGAGCGAGCTGCCGACGCCATGCGCAACGGCATGGGGTCATGGCCCTTCGTCGGGCTCTTCTGCATGGGCATGGCAGGCTGGATGTTCTTCAACGGCCAGCACGGGCCCGACCCCTACCCCTTCATCCTCTTGAACCTCGCCCTGTCGACCCTCGCGGGCCTTCAGGGCGCGATCCTGCTGATCGCGGCCAAGCGCTCCGACCAGATCAGCTCAGAGCTGGCCATGTACGACCACCAGCTCCTTGTTCGACTTTGCGAGCGCGAGGGAATCAGTACCGAGTACATCCCGGGAGAGGAGTGCACATGATCGTCGACTACGCCTGGTCCAAGCCCGGCGGAGCGGCGCTGGTGGCCGCAGGCGTCACCGGAGTCATGCGCTACCTGTCGCATGACTCCTCCAAGACGCTCCAGCGGTCCGAGGCAGACGACCTGGCCAGCCATGGCATCGCCATGGGCGTCGTCTTCGAGGACATGGCCAACCGGGCCGGTGACGGCTACCAGGCGGGCATGAACGACGCGGTGGTGGCTGGCTACATGCTGACCGGCCAGCGCAGCGGCTACACCGACCTGGCGATGCCTGCGGGGCGGCCCATCTACTTCGCCTGCGACTATGACGCGAACTGGGTCGAGGTGGCCCCCTACTTCGCCGGGGCGGCCCACCAGATCGGCCAGGACCGCGTAGGCATCTACGCTGGCCTGAAGATCATCGAGGCAGCCGCGAACGCGGGCTACAAGTGGCTCTGGCAGACCGGCGCATGGTCGGGCGGCCAGTGGTCGCCGAAGGCCGTGCTACGCCAGGAGATCCAGAGCCGGACCATCGGCGGCGTCGACTGCGACGTGAACGACCACCAGGCAGAAGACTGGGGCCAGTGGACCCCGGGAGGAGAGATCGTGACCCCTCAGGACAAGCAGGACATCGCCAAGCTCGTGCTCGACGGCATCCCGGCCGTCATGGAGGGCGTCCAGGTCCGCGACGCGCTGGCCAACGCCAACCTCTGGTGGCTCGACCACGCGCTCGGCGGTACGACCACGCCGAGCATGAGCGACGCTCAGAAGGCGCTGATCACCGACATTCACAACCTGATCACGCAGCTGAACGCCACCCCGAAGCCGTAGAGTGATCAATCGTCAATAGGGAGGTTGCGGTGCTCGACGTAGATATCGTGGCTCGCCGGGTCATGGCGCTGCGCCGCAACTGCTCCGAGCGCGACGGGCGCATGCAGCAGGTGCACAACGTCCGGGCCAACAAGACCGACGAGGTCATGCCCGGCTCGTTCCCTGACGCGTGGCCGAAGCCCATCGTGGCCAACTGGATCGACGTGGCGGCCAGGCAGCTCTCCGAGCACCTGGCCCCGCTTCCGTCGGTCAACTGCGCCTCTGGCGTCGAGACCAGCCAGCGGGCCCGCGACTTCTCCGCCAAGCGGACGAAGATCGCCTACAGCTACATCCTGCACAGCGATCTTCGCAAGAAGATGCCGGGCGGCGCTGACAACTACCTGATGTACGGCATGATGCCGATCATCATCGAGCCCGACTTCAACCTCGGGCGTCCGGTCATGCGCTTCGACAACCCGATGAACGCCTATCCGCAGTTCGACCTGCACGGCAAGCTGATCAGCTACACGAAGGTCTGGCGCGAGGCGGCCTGGCGGCTGGCCGACAAGTTCCCGCAGTACCGCAGCCAGATCCTGGGGCTCGACCGTGGGCCGCTCAACGAGACGGCCCCCGACACGCTGCTGGAAGTTGTCAAGTACACCGATTCCGACCAGTTCCTCCTGTACATGCCAGAGCGGACCAACCTGGTGCTGTCCCAGGTGCCGAACGCCTTCGGCAAGCCGAACGTCGTGGTGGGCGTCAAGCCCATGTGGGACGAAGAGGTGCGAGGCCAGTTCGACGACGTTATCTGGGTCCACATGGCCCGCGCCCGCATGGCGCTCCTCGGCCTCCAGGCGACCCAGCAGACGGTCCGCGCGCCGCTGGCCATCCCGACCGACGTCCAGCGCATCCCCTTCGGCGACGACGCGATCATCCGGACCAACAACCCGGAGAAGATCCGCCGCGTAGGCACGGACGTGCCGCAGATCGCCTGGCAGCAGGAGCAGGTGCTCCAGCAGGACATGATGACCGGCAGCCGGACGCCTCCGGCGTCCACCGGCAACCTTCAGGCGTCGATCATCACCGGCCAGGGCGTGGACGCCCTGAACTCGGGCTACGACATCCAGATCGCCACCGGTCAGCTGATCATCGGCGAGGCGCTTCGCGAGGCGTTGTCGATGTGCTTCGAGATGGACGAGAAGTTCTGGCCCGACGCGGTCAAGGAGATCCGGGGCATCGTCAACGGCGAGCCCTTCGAGGAGACCTACCGCCCGAACCGGGACATCAAGGAGGACTACACCGTCTCGGTGTCCTACGGCTTCGCCAGTGGGATGAACCCGAATCAGGCGCTGGTCTTCCTCCTCCAGCTCCGTGGCGACCAGCTCGTCCCGCGCGACTTCGTCCAGCGCCAGCTGCCGATGGACGTCGATGTCACCAGCCTCCAGAAGCAGGTCGACATCGAGCAGGTCACCGACGCTCTCAAGCAGGGCATCTTCGGCATGGCCTCCTCGATCGGCATCCTTGCCCAGCAGGGCCAGGACCCGACCGACCTGCTCATGAAGTTCTCGACCCTGATCGCCAAGCGCGAGAAGGGGATCCCCATGCACGAGGCGATTCTGGACGCCTTCAAGCCACAGACTCCTCCGCCTGGCACCCCTGGTGCCCCTGGTGGGGGCGGCCCTGGGGAGGGCCCGGCCGGAGCGCAGGGTGGTGGACCCGGACAGGGGGGCGCTCCGGCCGACATCAACCCCGTGACCGGCCTGCCGTCGGGCTTCGCGCCAGGGCAGGCCACCATGGGGCCGGGGGGACGCCCTGACCTGATGTCCCTGCTGGCTGGCCTGGGCAACCAGGGCCAGGCTTCACTCAAGGCCAGCGTGATGCGGAGGCAACCGATCGGATGACCGTCTACTACGACCTGCCGAAGCCGGTGGTCAAGCACGAGTGCCCGTCCTGCGGGCGCGAGTCTGGCCACCACCTCAACTGCCCGGACACGGGCAAGATCGTCGTCCTGGACGACGGCGAAACTGTCACCTGCGCAGCCGACGGCTGCCAGGACGCCCCCAAGCCGTGGGGCGGCAAGGGGGCCAAGCCCAAGTACTGCGCGGCCCACGGAAAGTAGGAGGAGAAGATGGCAGATCTTGCTGGTGGCTCCAACATGGGCCACGAGGGTGCTGCCCAGCCGATGATGTCGCTCCAGGGCGGCACCGGGCCGGTCTACACCCAGATGCCGAACGACCAGTCGATGAACTACGACAACGCCCGTCCGCAGTCGGACACGATGATGACCGAGTGGGACTCGACCGTCATCGGCTCCGGTATGAAGGGCGGGGCCCACGCCAACACCCGCGACACCTCCAGCAACGGCATGCGGCCGGAGCCGAGCGACTACTGATCTAAGGAGGGGCCGTGGCCCGAGGCGGAGCACGGCAGCCTGGCAACCCGGCCCCAGTCAGTGGTCCGGGTGCACTGAGCAAGCGGACCGACGGCGGACCGGGACAGCCCATCAGGGCTGTCACCGGTCTCCCGTACGGGCAGGCGCAGCAGCTACAGTCAATCCAGTCGGCTGCGCCGATGTCGTCATCCCCCGGCGGCAACCAGGCGCAGCCGATCCCTGTGCAGGGTGGCCCTGCGGCGGCCGGGCCACCCCGTGTCCCCTTCGGGGCACCGACCCAGCAGCCGAACACGCCGGTGACGGCCGGTGCCGCTCTCGGCCCCGGCCCCGGCACTGAGGCGCTGGGCATTCCGAACATGCAGAACCAGGATCTCCAGCAGCTCATCCCCTACCTGCCCGCCTTCCAGGCGATGGCGAACCAGCCCGGCAGCAGTAAGGCCGCGCGTAACCTGGTTCGCCAGGTCATGGCCTTCGCCGCTGGCCAGCAGAGCGGGGGGCAGTAGCCATCGACTGGTGGACAGACTTGGGCGGTTATGCCCAGTTCTTCGGCAAGGTTCCGGCGCTGGCGGTCGACTTCGCCACCCATGGGCCGAACCCCGACCTGGTCGGGTACAACGCTGCTTACGCACTACAGACGACTCAGGCCCAGATCGACTTGTACGAGGGCGGACAGGGGGGCTGATGGGACTCGGCCAGTGGCTTCAGAACGCTGCTGCTGACGTATCGCACTGGGTGAACAGCGTGGGCGGCTACAC